ACATTAGAAGTTGTCATGCCATTATCACAAACAGAACCAATTATGGATTACATTGATAGTGATAGGCTGGTAACACATCTAGGTGATGTATTAGGTGTACCAAGTAAAGTTATGAGATCTGCACAAGAAGTACAAGCCATTAGACAACAAAGAGCACAAGCTCAACAAGAACAACAAAACCAACAACAAATGATGGAAGCTGCACAAGCTGGAGGACAAGTTGCACCGCTAGTCAAGGAGTTAAATGGACAGCAAGGAAGTTAAGGAATTAAAAACTAATTATAAATTAACATTTGGATCACAAAATGGAGAAAAAGTATTAGAAGATCTTTTAAAAAGATTTCATTACCACACATCAACTTTTTCTAAAGATCCAAACGAAACAATGTTCTTAGAAGGACAGCGGAGTGTGATTTTGTTTATACAAAACATTATAAATCAAAAGGAGAAAATAACGAATGAGTGAAGATCAGACAACTGCTGATACTCAGCAATCTGTGACAGAAACATTTACAGATACACTACCAGAAGATATAAGAAATGAACCATCATTAAAAAATTTTACTAATGCTGGTGATTTAGCAAAAAGCTACCTACACGCCAATAGAATGGTGGGATCAGATAAGATAGCTATACCAGGTAAACACTCTACCGATGAAGATTGGCAGCAAGTTTATAGTAAACTGGGTAGACCAGAAAAATCAGATGGCTATGAATTTAATTTTGAAATACCAGAAGAAAATCAACAAATAATAAATAATTTTTCTGATATTGCTCACAAAAATGGATTAACTAATAACCAGGCTAATGCTGTATTAGATTTTTATAATCAAATACAAACAGATGCTAATCAATCAGCCGAAACACTAGCTCAATCAAATTTAGTAGAAAAAGATACAGAGCTGCGTAAAGAATGGGGATTGAACTACGATAAAAATTTATCTATTGCAGATAATGTTTTTAAAGCACATTTTGCTGAAGGCATGAACACTTTGACTTTAGAAGATGGAACAATGCTAGGTAATCATCCAGAGTTTATAAAATCATTAGTAGCTCTTGGTAAAAATTTTAGTGAGGACCAACTTACTAAAGAAAATTCACCAGGTATTTCACCAGCTGATGCTCAAAGAGAAATTGCAAAGCTCCAGGCAAGTGAGCCATATATGAATAAAAACCATCCAAATCACGAGATGGCAGTACAAGAGGTTGCTCAACTGTATAAAGTGCAGTTTGGGGAATAGAAGAACAATCCGATAGGACTCTTCGTGACTATGGGAAAGACCATCACCGACCAGGTGTAAAATGTAGGACAAACCTCATTCGAGATAATTTTTCCAATTTTTTCACATAACAACTAACAACAAGGAGGACATTTAAATGTCAAATCAAATAACAACTGCGTTTGTTGAACAGTATAAGAACAATGTTTCTTTACTTTCTCAACAACAAGGTTCAAGACTACGATCTGCTTGTGATGTTGAAACAATAACTGGAAAAAACGCATTTTTTGAACAAATCGGTTCTACAAGTGCACAAGTCAGAACTTCCAGGCATGGTTCGACTCCCCAAATAGATACTCCACACGACAGAAGAAGAGTATCTTTAGCAGACTACGAGTGGGCTGATCTCATTGACGATCAAGACAAAATCAGAATGTTAATAGATCCAACATCTACATACTCAAAGGCAGCTGCGGCAGCTATGGGTAGATCAATGGATGATGTTATCATTACTGCATTAGGCGGTACTGCTGCAACTGGAGTAAGTGGAGCAACTTCTACAGCTCTTGGTGCTGGTCAAAAGCCTTTCAGCTCATCTCAATCTGATGGCTTAACAATTACTAAACTATTAAAAGCAAAAGAATTAATGGATTTAGCGGATGTTGATCCCTCATTAAAGAGATACTTTGTATGTGGAGCTAAACAGATGACAGATCTTTTAGCAACTACAGAGGTAAAATCATCAGACTTCAATACTGTTAAAGCATTGGCACAAGGACAACTAAATTCATTCTTAGGTTTTGAATTTATTATGTCTAACAGATTGCCATTTGACGCAACAAATACTGATGACAGACTTTGTTACGGATTTACTGAAGATGCTATTAAATTAGCAGTTGGTAAAGATGTAACAGCTAAAATAACAGAACGAGCAGATAAATCTTATTCTACCCAAGTGTACTATTGTATGTCAATTGGTGCTGTAAGAATGGAAGAAGATAAGGTTGTTCAGATAGCTTGTGACGAGTAATAGGAGAAAATAAAAAATGGCAAGTGTTAAAAGTGTAAATGTAACTAACCTAGATGCGACTCCTAGTGTAATGGTAGATGCAGCCAGTAATACTGGCTCTCTTCATGTCCATTATGATACTTATGAAGCGTCATCTTTAACGTCTGGCTCAGACATCACAATCGCAAGATTGCCTGTTGGAGCTACAGTTCACAATGTAATCTTAAAATGTGATGCATTAGGAGGTTCTTCTACTTTAAAAGTTGGAGATGCTTCTGATGATGATCGTTATATGGCTGCGGTGGGAACTTGGAATGTCGCTGGACAAACTCAATCCATGTTAGCTGGAAGCTCTGCTGGAGCTGCACAAACACCAGTAACTGGACTTGGTTATGTAATTACCTCATCAACAACTGATTTGGTTATTACAACTGGCGGTGCAACTATATCTGGATCTATCCATTTATGGGTTCACTACGCATACTAATTAAATAAAAAATGCCAGGGGGATATCTCCCCCTGGTTTCTTTCAAAAAATTTAGGAGAAAATAATGGCAAAACCTGGACTATACGCAAACATCCATGCTAAACGCAAAAGAATAAAAGCTGGTTCTGGAGAAAAAATGCGTAAACCTGGAAGCGAGGGAGCTCCCACAGCTGCTAATTTTAAAAGAGCAGCAAAAACAGCTAAGAAAACATTGGTAGGATAAAATGACTTATAAAACAAAAAAACCAAAAACAAAAAATCAAAACCTGGCGGCTATGTATGGCAACAAAAATGAAATTACTCGTGGAGATGTAATAACAGCTGCTATCAAAAACAAAAAAAAGAAAAAAACTCTAGTAGGTTAAAATGACATCAATTGTAGAGATATGTAATTCTGGACTTAATATGCTTGGTGCAAATAATATTACTTCATTAACTGAAGATAGTAAAAATGCCAGGCTATGTAATCAACGATTTAGTTCAGTTAGAGATAGTGTATTTAGAGAGCATTTATGGAATTGTTTAATTAAACGAGTACAACTTGCTGTGGAGTCTGAAACTCCAACACATGAATATATCCATCAATATACTCTACCTAGTGATTGTATTCGTGTAATACGAATAGGCGGCACAGCTGATGGATCATCATCTGATTTAAATGGTGGTCAAGTTTTTAAAGTAGAAGGTAGAAAAATTTTAACAGACGAGGATACTGTTTATTTATTGTATGTAGCTAGGATTACTGATCCTAACGAATACGATACTTTGTTAGTAGAAACACTTGCAACAAGATTAGCAGCTGAATTAGCCTACGCTATTACAAACAGCAATCCTTTAGCTAATGCTTTAAAAATCGAATATCGAGAAAAATTATCTATCGCTAGACATACTGATGCTTCAGAGGGTAGTGCTGATTATTTAGATAGCAGCTCTTACATCAATGCGAGATATTAATGGCTAAACAAACTTTTGCATTTACAAATTTTACAGCTGGAAAACTATCTCCCAGGTTAGATGGTCGTACAGATTTAAATAAATATTATAATGGATGCAAAACTTTAACAAATTTTACAATACAGCCACATGGCGGAGCTACTCGTAGACCAGGTACTAGATTTATCCACGAAGTTAAATCAAGTGCAAGTGCTGTACGATTAATACCTTTTGAATTTTCAACAACACAAACTTATGTCATGGAGTTTGGAAATAGCTATATAAGATTTTATAAAGATAAAGGAATAATAACAGAAGGTGATAAAAGCATTTCTGCAATTACCCAGGCAAATCCAGCGGTTGTTACTTCCAA